GTCCCTATCAGCGAAAGAGTACGCTGCAACAACCCGTGCTAAAAGAAAAGCAACTAAGGCAGGTAAACAAGTGTCCAGACAACCCAAAAAAATTGCTAAAAAAGTACGTCGTCATAGAAGAGTAACATGACCTATCTTGAATTAATAAACACTGTCCTACGCGAGATTAATGAAGTGGAGATTACCACGGTCAGTACGACTCGTGGTATTCAAACATCTGTAAAAGATTTTATTAACAAAGCACAGAGAGACATTATCAACTCTGAAGTGGAGTGGCCCTTTACAGTTGTAAATCTTAGTCTTACCACTGTAGCAGGACAAGCAGAATATTCTCGTGCAGCAGATGCAAAGACTATAGATTACGATAGTTTTACTGTTCAAGAGTCCGCATCAACAGCGGAACGCACTCTTCAGTATTTATCTTTTGAAGAATACTTAGAACGTTTTAATGAGACGGATACAAATCCAACGGGAGATGCGAGAGGATTACCAGTGTACGTTTATCAAACCCCAGATAACAAAATTGGTCTGTCCCCTGTTCCTGATGTATCTACTTACACTATTCGTTACTATTATTATCAAACAACCACAGACATGTCTGCAAATACAGACACACCAACCATACCCGAACGTTTCCACGATGTTATAGTTAACCGTGCAAGATATTTTGCACACATGTTACGTTCAGATGTGCAGTTTTCACAACTCGCGTTGCGTGACTACGAATCTGGTCTTGCACGTATGAGAGTTGAACTAATCAACAAGAAAGATTACATGAGAGCAGTTTAATGGCAGATACCTCTCTTCTCAGCCCGTTTGTTGTCCGTTTGGGCGGTGGTTTGGTATTGGATAAAGACACGTTTTCTATTCCACCCGGTGCTGCTTTACAACTACAAAATTTCGAACCAGACATCAATGGGGGCTATCGTCGTATCAACGGTTTTACTAAGTTTGATTCTAATCAGGTAGGTGGTTCTACAGGTACGATTCTTGGGGTACACATATACAAAAATCAAGCGATTGTTGCAAAAGGTACGTCTGTATTTAAAAGCACGGGTAGCGGATATACTAGCATAGATACGGGCCGCACCAGTGCAGGAAGATACAACTTTGTAAATTTTAACTTTGACGGCACAGATAAGATGATTATGGTAGACGGTGCAAACCTTGCATCTGTTTTCGATAACTCTTCTGTCACAGATGTTAGTGCATCTGGCAGACCCGCTGACCCAAAGTTTGTAGAGATATTTAGAAGTCACGCATTTTACGCAGGCATGTCTGCTAGTCCACAAGAACTTATATTTAGTGTGCCGTTTGATGAAGATAACTTTACTAGCGGTAGTGGTGCAGGCAGCATAAAAGTAGACGAACCTATCGTAGGCATCAAGGTCTTTCGTGAAAACCTGTTTGTATTCTGTGAGGATTCTATATTTAAAA